AATGGTGGTGTTGTTGGGATTTATTTTCACTTCAAGGGAAATGGTGTCATCTTTAGCGATGGGACCACCATTCACATCAGTTGTTATCGTGTTCGCCGTCCACGCTAAGTAAGGTTGTGCCAAGGCGGGAACAGGTAACAGCAACAATACTGCTGCTAAAAAGTATTTCATATTACTCCGTGAGTTTAGTGATGAGAGCAACGCTGGCTTTCTTTAATGCGTTGCTTAAGCTCGTTTGACTGAACTTGCCACCATTATCAATGATGAGTGTTGACATGGAAATTTCCGCAGAACTTTCTTCTACAACGGCTTCCTTCACCTTTTTACCATTATGTGTCAAGACACCTTTCATGCGTATAACAACTGCCACCTCATTCTTATGAAATACTGAAACATTTTTTTTTGTAGTAAGAACATCAAGATAAATAATGTCCACTTTTACATGTAATGGAGCGTCTGGTTTCAAATTAAATTCTTTTTCTAATAAAATTTCTTCTAGAATATTTTTAACCCCAAACTCCAAGCCGCGGCTTCCCGCAACAGGGCCAATTTGTACTGAATTAGTTACTTTTTCTACAAATATGGCCTTTTCTTTTGTAACTGCCATGTGTGGTGATGTGCATAACAATATAATTGATGTACATATGTTTATTGCGTGCAAAAATGGGTTCATAATGTCTTCCACAGTGTGAGTTTTTCAATTAGAAAACCTTTTATTTTGCGAAAGCGTTGAATATAAACAGTTTCTCATATACAGAACACAAAAAAGGTTCTATACACAATATTAATGTGCACAGAACCTTTTATATAAGTAGTAGTACGTCAGGAAATTAACCCCAGACCTTTCTGATGTCTCTGTTATACTTACTTAATTTATTTTCTACGGCGTTTTCAGAATTATGAATGCTTATTCAATTACACTGACGATTTCGTTACATTTTCGTATAAAGTCTCATATTCTTCGTGCAATGCAACTTCTTCACTGAAGTTCTGCTTGTGATAAGTCTTGGCAAGTTTCGTGAATACCTTCTTATTCAGATCCAATTCCTTGCAAATATCATTCTTAATATTCTTTTGAAGGTCACGTTCTGCGTCCATGCGAGTAAGTGATGTGCTCATATCCTTAATTGCACCCATCAGCTTCAGTTTATCATTTGCACTCAGTGTATTCAACATATTACCATTCCTTATGATAGAGTAGATACAGTAATATACTATAGTCTATTCAATTTGTCAACCCACCTTCTCATTTTTCTGGCCACACATTTTAAAACGTGGTATCAAATTTCTCAAGTGAGTGTGGTTTGAAATTTCGCCATCCAACAGGAAGAATACAATTACTGGGTGCGTGTATAAATAGTGGAGCAATATCATTATCGTCGTATCCAGCCAATCCACACCCAATTCTGGTAACTTGGAACATTAAATTTGGATTGAGTGTGGCATACTTAATAAAATTATTTACATACTTTTCTATTTTATCGACCGGCAATGTGTTTAATTGCTCATCTTTTGTAGGAATGGCAAAACTATTACCTTGCATTCCAACTCCTTGGCCATAAATTGCCCCATGCTTTCTATACGCGGTAAGGGCGGCACCTTTTCCGTGTCGTCCCGCAAGATTACTGCCGAACACAAATATTTGATTTTTCATAACTATCTCCTGTAATAAGGACGAGATCGGATTTGAACCGATGTGGGATTTCTCCAAAGGTTTTGCAGACCCATGCCTTCAACCGCTCAGCCACTCGTCCAACAACTGTTTATACTACTTTTTCAATATACGCCGCACTTTTTGTTGAAATTCTTTGCGGGCTTGTTGAATTGCACGGCGTTGTTGTGGGGTGGCCCGTTGAATTTGTTGACGAAGTGGTTTGTTTGTTGGACGAGAATTCATGGAACGATTACTCAACATTCCTTGATCCATGCAAATTGATTGAAGCTGCGGTGGTACGTCGAAACAATCGACACGTAACGGACCGCGAGAACTCCAATATTGATTCATTGGCAACGGAAATGGTCGATTGATATTTCTTGGCGGTTGTGGCATCTCCGGCCGCGCTGGTGGGTCCACACGCCGAGGAGGTTCTGGGCGTACCACTTTTTCCGTTGGGGGGTTGCCGCGTGATGGTACAGTATCTATGATGCGTGTGTCTACTTGTGCAAATGCGATACTTGGGACGGCTAACAACAAATACATGTATTTCATAGTAGTGCTCCATATGGGAGGAAGGTAAAACTTATTTTTTTATCTTTTTCTTTGGGGGACCAACAACTTGCACAGTTGCAAATGTTTCTGGTACTTTCTCAAATCCTTGTGCGGCAAGTTCTAACTGTATTGCATCTATACACAATTTAGTTAGTAGTTTTTCGAACTCCGTAACGGTCGATTCTTCTAATTTTCGTGTGATTTCTATCTTCTGTGGATTTTTCCTGCACAATTCTTCTGTCCATGTAACAATGGGCCACAACAAACAATGTACCATTTCATGAATAGCAGTCTCTATAATTTCGTAGTGTGACAGTCGCCGGCACACCATTAGATTTGCTCGGATGGCGGCCTGCTTGTATTCTGGATATGCTTGGCAATCTGCGGCGCCCTTCATCTTCGATGGAAATCTAATTGCTATTTTCCACTCGCTGAGTCCGATAAGTGGTTGTGCAATTTCCACCGTCTTAATGAATAATTGTTTTTTAGTGATACGTTTAACTGTTTGCATAAACATCCCATTGAAAAGGGGAACTATAGTGGAATAATACCATCCAACGTGGTTTGTATGGTTTTTCGGCCTGCGTCTGAGCACTCATCATATAATTCCATAAGTGCCCATTCCAGTACCCATGTCCGTGTAAACAACTTCCTATTATATGTACGTTGCGTATACCATTTATATGTAAGTATTGCAATAATAATTAATAATAATATATTGGTTGCTAGCAAATAATTTAACATAGAGTATAGTCAAGTGTTGAATTTTAAATATACCACGGGTGCTCTTAATTGTCAACCCCCCATATTTAAGGTGCCCCCTTGACAAATCAAATTAATGTAACTATGTTTAAGATAACACTTACTAAACAACTGGAGGATACATGGATGATTTGAGATTAAACAAATACGTTGCTTATGTTAAATTGACTGTATTTGGTGAGAACGCAGAAGATGCAATATACTATGCTACTAGTGCACTTGATACATCGGACTTACTTGAACAGGATGGTGTAGTAGGCATTGAATTAACGGATGATGCGGATACAATTGAACTTGTGGAGGATGACGATGACGACTCAGGAGACGACACCGAAACTGGATATTAAGAAGGCGTTGCCTTTAATTTCTACCGTACTTGTGTTGGGATTGATGGCTAAACTAAGTGTAGTGGGATATACAAAATGGTCTGAATATAACGTGACACGAACGGCGGCCATCTGCCCGGCACTATTCAGTATTTCACGATCTGCACGTGATACCCTTATTGTTATGAAAGCAGAACCACTGTGCAATAATTATGTGTTGGTCAATTTGAAGTAAGTGTGTAGGGAATACTACTTATATGTGTAGGGGTTCTTATCACGTTAGGAGATTATTATGTCCAACCGTCAAACATTAAGGGCAGTAAGTAGTACGTTAGTGTTTATGTTAGGAACCATTGTAGGTGCCCTCATTGGGCATGCGGAGATGGATTCGTTATTTGACCATCGACATCTTTTAGTAATTCTAACTGCGTCTGCAGTATTTTTTTTAACAAACTATGTTCCGTTTGCCATTATTAAGTTTCGTCAATAAGGTTATAGCGTTACGTAACACTTATTGAGAAAAATTATGATACCACAAGAATTTGAAACTGCTGTTTATGCGGCGGTGGCAGGACTTACAGTGGGTGGAATAATTAAATTAATTAACAAATTTATAGATTCGGATAAAACTGAGTTGTCTACTCACATTTTACTCAGAAAAGAATTGCGTGAAGAATTAGATGCCGTGAAAGCTGAATTGCATGACATTAAACTTGAATTGGATGAGTGGAAGCATAAGTATTTCCGTCAAATGCAACTCACAAATGAATTAAAATTAGAAATAATTACGTTAACCGATGATTTTACGGAACACAAAAAACGTACTGGCAGTTTTCTTATACCTGAAGAAGAGGTGGGTTTACCACTTGACATTTAATATGTATAGATGTATACTACATCATAGGAGCTTACATGAGCGTGTTTGAAACGGTTGTGATAGTAATTGGCATAGTGAATGTGCTATTATTGATATTAACATTTTTAATGTATACGTACTTAGTGTCCGCAAAAATACACATAAGTCAAATGCATGCGGGGCTGGCATCAATACTAGGAAAAGTTATATCGTTGGAAGCAGTAACATCAAAGATGGGCGAAGGATTCACCGAGGTGATAGCATTGACAGAAGATATGCTAGGTCGATTGGGCATGGGAGCAGGTGGGTACAGCCACCAAGTTTATAAGACCAAAGATGGCAAATATACAGCAAAATCACTTGATGAATTATTAAATAAAATCAGAGAGGATGATGCGGAATCGGAATATTTTTCCGATGGTGAAATTAATAAGTTACGTAATATGTTTGAGGGAGATGATGATGATGAAGACACTCTTGACGATGAGAATTAATACACATATATGATTATAAAAGATAAGAATATTCAATCTTTGATTAAAAAGATTCAGAAGAAATGTGGAAATCAACCTATTACGAAGCGTAAGTATGTTGATACTTCTATAGTAGAAACCGAAGCAGCGGGTGAAGATGCAACGGATATTTTTAGAGAAATGAAAAAACTTTCATTTACAGAGTAAGCAGTATAAGGTAGTATACTACCTAAACAGTACCTACGTAGACAATCGCGATTATACAATTTAAATTTATTATTAATGCACAGGTTATTTTGTACAGTAAATTGTAGTACCCATAGGTCTACTTCTTATAAAATAAAAGAAAAAGAAGCAAAAAGAAAAGAAAACAACGTTATATTTTTAAAAACAGTTTAAAAACAGTTAAAGTAATGATACTTAAAGAGTTTAAAACAGGATGGCAGATAACGTTTGAAGAGCGTATTCAATTCTTATTTACGTTATGGCCAAATATTAAGTTAATAAGTGTTAATCGTAATCACGGTATGTTAAGAATTAAATTGGAAGCACTTGACAAACAGGTGCAGCATGTATTAGATTCCGTATCGTACAAGATTGAACGAGAGTCGGTTCACACCTGTGAGATGTGCGGCAATCGTGGAGTACGAAGAGAAGAATTCCTCTCAGAGCAAATGTGTCTCTGTTGGAAGTGTTACGCTCTAGAGGTAGATGCCATAGAAGCGAATAATAAATAATCACTGATAAGTGAGGCAGTTATGTTTTACGAGCACGATGATATCCAGCCCGCAGTTAATGTCGCAACGGAAATGTTCGGCAATGTAGGAAGAATGTTGTATGGTAAGAATGTATTGTACAACGTTACTCTCGCCACCCGTGAGTTCGGAAAAATCTGGTATGGTGACATGGATACGATTGCAATGAGTCCGCAGTCCCAGTGTAGCGTACTGAGTCAGCGTATTAATCAGACGGTGTATATGTTTAATAACAGTAATACGTTTGATTATACAACCGCAACAAAGTTTTCACCTACCACTTGACTTTAATGTAGTACTGTGGTATCATTATAATCGAACGTAAGTGAGTAAGGCATTTACGATTCTTCAATCCTTTCCTTACAAATTGTTTCTTTAACACAAGAGGTTTTATGGCTCGTAACAGTACCCCAGAACGGTTTATCGTAAAGACATATTCAGATGAAGAGTATGATCGTACCGTCAATCGCATGCGCACTTGGCTTTATAGTCTTGTTCGTCGTCGGGCATCAGGCACAGTCACCGCCGATGACGTACATACCTATCTCAATCGCGATGGCGTTCGTCCGCAGCAGGTTCGTACCAGACTCAGTTTTATTAACTCAGTTCTGCGCTCACCGAACTTTGAAGCTGCCGGCATGACTAGTTCTACCCGACCTGTCGCTCACGGGCGTGCAATTACGGAGTGGACTGCGTAAGTAAATTGAAGTTTTAAAATAACAACAGTATACTTATCAGAATAGAAATGGGGACTTCGGTCTTCATTTCTATTTTGTCTTTCGCAAGAGAATATATACTATGACTGATCGTGAACAATTAGAACAAGAAATTGACAGATTGAAATATGAACTATCTGTTACCATCCCACAGGAAATACAATCTGCCGTGGTGATGGGTGATTTAAAAGAAAATTCAGAGTTTTCTGAGATCGTAACTCGCCGGCAATTTACGAGTATACGTCTTAATCAATTAATACAACGCCTTACTGCATACAAACAGATTAATTTAAATCTTATATCCAGAGATACCGTAGGAATGGGTTCAATAATTACGGTCTATCATCTTGAGAGTGAAACTACGCAAGTATTTAAATTAGTATTAGCAGAAATTTCCAGTGAAGAATCCCCATTATATATAGAAATAACAGTAAAATCACCAGTTGGGAAATCTTTATATAATAAGTCGGTAGGCGACACTGCTATGGTGCCACTGCCCAGTGGAAAAGCTACTTATAAAATACTTAATTTATTGACTATCCATGATATTCAAAATGGTACTTGACTTTCACTTACCAACTATGTATATTAAATAAACACCCAGACAATATCATATATGAACACATCAAATAACATGCGCATATCATTAGAATTGGGACCGGCGACATTAATCTTTATATCTGAACTGGTCTTGATTGCATTAAAAATGATGGGTCACATATCGGTATCGTGGCCGATTATATTGATACCGATTATCGTGGTCGTTGCATGGACAACGTTAATGTTGTTATTTACATTATTGATGTCACTAAAAAACTATCTTTTCTAATAGGAGAAAATCATGGCAGTAATTACCATCGTAGGTGTAATAATCGTGTTGGCTGTAGTAGCGTGGGTTAAGAGTAATCACAAGGTAACAAAAAAGACACAGGTTGTTTCTTTAGATTCGGCCAGTGGACAATCAGATGGTGCTGCCGGCAGCAGTGGAACTGATAGTACCTTTACTTCGAATACTGAAATTTAAATTAGTTCGGGCGTGACCTGGTTTCGACGGGGTGTGGATGATTAAGCTTTGTATCTCGTTTGGTAAGACGAGTAAAACAGACCAACAATTTCAAACGGCAACCAAAACTTAGCCTTAGCAGCCTGATCTTTTAGATCCGCTGCTTGACAAGATACTGATCCATATAAGGTATTTTGTAATCGAATATGGTATAACATTGGAAAATGAGTTGATATCTAATGTAGAATTCCTCAACTCAAAGCTGCGTGGGTTCGTCATTTGTTTAAACGTGGTGTAGTACAATAAAATGACTATATACATAAACACTTAGTAGGAAGCAATCTCGGACGCGGGTTCAAATCCCGCCACGTCCACTTAAAGGTTCATGTTAATAATTTGATGGAGTATCTATGTTCAAATTTATTCAACATTGGATCAACACCTTGATGGTATTAATATCAGCATCATCACGTAGGGAAGTTGTTGTAGGGCAGTATAATCTTTTAATGGACGAGCTTGGTCAAGCAAGTACATTGTCAGAATTGGTCAGTATTAAAAAACATATACTTACCCTTGACGCATCTATTAAAAAAATGGGTTCACCGGAGTGGGCAACTAATTACACACGGTATTTGGATGCTCGGTGGAATCGACGATATAGACTATGGAAATCACGGGACTAAAATTATGCTAAAACGCCGTATTAAAAAGACATCACGGACGGAAGTGATGAAAACAACAGGCCGACAGTATCTTATATGTAAGGAATGTAATGACGAAGAAGTTTTGGTGAGTACCGACATCGGTATTGTCACGTGCGGTCGATGCGTACAACGAATGAGCGCTCCTCCTGAGAACAGACAGTCCGCAATAAAATCGGATAAGCCACGGGGTTGGCATTTCAAGATGTATTTTGAACAGAACGGTGTAATATATTCCAAGGGTGAAATTGTCACAGACAAGAAGGAAATTGCTAAACTCAAGAAGGCAAGTACAGAAACTTCGCCCGTTAAAGTGAAGAAGTCTGCTGCAAAGGTAGTAAAAAAGACAACTGCTAAACGGAATAGTAAAAATGCTCGTACTACCAAATAAAAGTTCCGTTATCTGGGATAGATTTCTCGAAGAGAATCAAGCACTCGTATACAAATATATTGTACGTGAAATTAAACGAAATCTCACTACGGATAACGATATCATTGAATTATTTAAGTTCGAAGATGATTCCATGCATGCGTGGATTCCGAGAGATAAGGTGCTAAAAACACTTCAGAAAGCCATGAAAGTGTTCATTACCACAGAAGAATATGAGTACGCCGGAAAAACCAATAACATCATCAAGTCCTATCATATTAATAAATTAATTAAGGACTCTACTAAATTAGAGGAGTAACTGTATGGGGTTTGAGACAACACGTTGCGTTGTTCTAAATTCTACGTATGAGCCAATAGACATCGTTACCGCACAACGGGCAATGATACTAATCTTACAGGGAAAGGCAATTGTTGTTGAAGAACATCCACACTTACTCGTGCGTTCTCCAAAAATAACATTTAAATTACCCGTAATGGTGGCACTTAAGATGTTTGTCCGTGGCAGAAAGATTTATAAGACCCCGGCTCCGCTTAGTCAACGTAATCTATTCTTGCGTGACAATTATACGTGTCAATATTGTAATCGTGCAAAGAAAGATTTTAACAGTTACGAGTTTTTAACGCGAGATCACATAATTCCAGAATGCCGAGGAGGCAAAAGTTTATGGACTAATTTAGTAACAGCATGTTCAACGTGTAATAACAAGAAAGCATACCATGATTTGATAGATACGACATTGGTATTACAGAAAACTCCAACAATTCCTACTTTGTTTGAATTATGGATGAAACGAAATCAAAATAAAATTCAATATTTAATTTAACACTCAAAAAAGGTTATTATGTTTACAATTACGAACACCGAAGAAAAGATTGAACAAGATTATGCTAAGTTTATGGAATATATTGCCGCAGATCCCCGTGCGGATAAACTGAAGGAGATGTATGTTCCGCTACAGGAGCAGTTGACTCTAGCCCCTGCCTCATCAAAGCGGCATTACCACAATGCATTTCCCGGCGGCTACATTGACCACGTGCTTCGTGTTACTGAGACTGCCTTAAAGGTGGCATCCCTTTATAAAAATATGGAAGGGGACGTTAATTTCACCAAGCAGGAACTAATCTTTGCTGCCCTACACCATGACTTGGGTAAGTTGGGTAATCCCGACGAAGGTCCGCATTATGTTGATCAAGATTCTGATTGGCACCGTAAACGCGGCGAACTATACTCAATCAACGAAAATCTTCAGTATTTTAACGTACCCGAACGGGCACTGTTTTTACTTCAGAAGTATGGTATTGAAATTACTCAAACCGAATGGTTGGCAATTAAGTTGTCAGACGGGTTGTATGATGAGGGAAATAAAGCATATCTAAAAAACTTTGCAAAATATGCAATGAAAACTAATCTCCCGTATATCATTCACTGGGCAGATCATCTGGCCTGTCGTGTGGAAAGTGACAAGGGTAGATTTTAGTAATCTACACGGGCAACGTACAACAAAACGTTGTATTTTGTCCGTTTGTCTATACTTATTTTTGTAGGGCAACCTCACCGGTTGTGATCAAACAAAACCATTTAAATATGGAGGTTTAGTATGTGTGGATGCTTATTGTGCAGTTGCAAGTGTATTATTAATCCCACTGACGTAACTATCATCTAGGAGGTGATCTAACAGTTACGTTACGCCTAAAACTCTCTCATTTGGAGAATAAAACGCGGGTGAGGTTATTTATTCCTCATTCGCGTTTCTCAAATATATGAACACACGATCATCATTAATAGCAATTACATCATTGACCGCAACATTTGTCGCGACCTGTGCCGCAGTATTTTCAATAACGGGCATTGCGCACTTATTTGCAGGCGCTGCACTGAGCGTGGCAATTATGGCATCGGCATTGGAACTCGGTAAATTGGTGAGTATTTCTTTCTTATATCAGTACTGGAAGGAACTTCCTAAACTGTTGAAGTATTATTTATCCATTGCCGCATTCGTATTGATGATAATTACGTCGGCGGGCATTTACGGATATCTAACCGCCGCCTATGCAAAAGTTTCTGCGGAACCATTGCGGAAAACTGCCGATATTCAAACGGCAAACACAAGAGTTATCACCATCGAACAAGACATTACCCGAAAAAATAATCGACTAAATCAGTTGATTGGATTGCGTGCGCAGCAAGAAAATCGTTTGGATGGGCTGATTACCAAAAGTCAATCGGGTAACACTTCTACGATTCGTAATGCGCAGTCTACATTAACTGCGGCAGATAAAAGTGTAAAGGATTTACAAAATGAAATCACCGCTCTTTCAAGCGTTAGAGATAGTTTAAATACCATCAAAATCACCAAACAGGTAGAAATTGAAACGAACGGGGACATTGGTACATTTTTATATATTGCTAAGGCATTTAATGTTCCACTGGACACCGTAGTAAAATGGTTCACATTAATAATTGTATTAGTATTCGATCCATTGGCAGTGGCACTGGTTATCGCAGTTAATTTCCTATTAAAGAATAAACCACCGCATCAGACAGAAGTACCTCTAGAACCAACGACACCATATACTACGGACGAACCCTTTGAAGTGTATGTAGAGTCGCCCACAGAGGTTCCTACGACCGATGGGAACCAGCCGGCGACCGTATCGTGGTATCACGGCCGACATTTTGGATAACATCATCTCTTGACATTGCTCAATGAGTGTGTTATATTTAAGTATTCATACCAAAGGAGGTTACATGCCACACACTGTTGGTTATTGTTGTATTAATACTGTATTAAATAAACAAAAAATTACCACTGGTCGAGGCATGATTCAACGCACGTTCGAAGCTCGTGGACTTGCTTACGTATCTGAGATAGTATTAGCAAATGCAACTGATCTAGTGAAAATTATTCAATGGAATGAAGATCATGATATCAAGGTGTTCCGTATGGGTTCTGGTATTTTTCCGTGGGGCACTAAATATAATTTACATGATCTACCTAATTATACAAAAATTGCTAATACACTACGTATTGCTGGTGAGTTGGCAACCAGTTTCGGGCAACGCATTACTGCCCACCCCGATCACTTTGTAAAACTTGGTTCAAGTAAGCCTGCTGTTGTTGAGAATTCGATCAAAGATCTTGAACTTCATTCTACCGTATTTGATCTCATGGGTCTTACGGCAACTCCGTATAATGCGTTAAACATTCACGTTGGAATGAATTTCTCCGAAGA